CCCCCGCAAGACCACGGCGACCACCTGACATCGGCCATGACATGGGACCAGAGATCACGCCACCATTGGCGAATGGGACGACGCTCCCATAGTCCAGAATATTGCCGTGTCTGGACGCGGCAGTCACAGAAACGGTCTTGGTGGCCTGCGCAGGACTGAAGAAACCTGTGATCCCGCCAGATATTGCATCGATCAATGGTTGCGTAATCAACGAACGGAACAACGCGCGCTCAATATCTTTCAACAAACCAAGCATCACATCGCGGAACTTCATCCCCTCCAGCGCGGCGTTGTCCAGGGCGGTCCCGAATGCCTGACCAACACCATCACCCATCTTCTCGATCCGCTTCATGTTTTCTTCCATCGCGGAAGTCAACTCGAACATGGGGCCGGAAATAGAATCTCGCGCATCTGCAGATCCATCCGCAATGGTTGCGTTTAGGAAACTAAAATTATTCTTAATATTTTGCATGGTCTTCGACCATGACTTTTCCATGTCCTCTGCGTAAGCATCAGCCGAATCCTGCAACGCCTTAAACTGCAAGGTCAGAAAAAGCCCGATCTGCGCACCCGCCGCGCCAAGGGCCCTGATGATTGTCTCCAGGACCGTCACCAGCAACTGACCAGAGCTCACCATGACGGCCAGATCCCACGCCAAGGTCTTTCCGACAGTGCTAAAAAGTGTGGCCTTCGTGGAAGCCTTCTCAAGCCCCTTGGTTAAGCTGTCAAGGACTGGCATTAACTCTGATATAATTGATACCATTGCCCCGCGAGTCACCGACGCCAGACGCGTCATATTGTCGTTAAACCGCTCGGCCGCCTGCGCTGTCTGGCCATCAAACACAATGCCAAGCCTCTCGGCCTCCTCCCGGATGGCCTCAATCCCAGCCCGGCCCTCATTCAGGAACGGGATCAGCTCAACGCCAGACCGACCAAAAAGCTCCTGCGCAAGTGCCGCCTTCTTGGTCCCGTCTGCCATCTGCGAGAACTTGTCAGCCACATCAAGAAGCATGGACTCGACGTCACGAAGCCCGCCACCAGAATCCTCGATCGCAACGCTCAACTGCCTGAATGGACGCGCCGCAGTCTCAAGGCCATTCTGCGCGTCAGACGCCGCACGACTGAACCGCGCGATACCCTTGGTCATGGTCTCGAACTCTGTCCCGGCCAACTCTGCGGCATGACGAAACGCAGACAGGGACTGAACGCTGATGCCGACCTTCTGCGACATCTTCCCAAGCTCATCCGCATCATCAATGATCCGCCTCATGCTGACAGCAAACGCCGCGGCCGCGGCCGTCATTGCCGTCGCGATCATTGCTCCGTTAAACTTTGCCCTTGATGAAATCCTTTGAAGGTCTTTCTCGGCCATGAAAGCGGCCCTGTCCATTGCGGACGTGAATTGCGTCGTGTCTGCGCTAAAAAGAACGTTAAGGCTTCCGAGTGTCCCCAACAGTCCCATCATTCGCCTTTCGTTTTATCTTATGCGCAAACAATGCGGTCATTGCGTCTTTTGCGCCGTCCTTGTCTGTCTCAACCTGCTTGCCGTCATCGTTCCGCAGGCTTAAATATGCCATCCATTCGGTCAACTCTGAACTCCCCATCCGTGACAAAAGATCGCCGACCGTCATCCCGAGTGTTTCTGCCAAAAGAAAATAGAACCGCCGCTCGGGTCGGCGCGTCAGTTTTTTCTGGCATCCTCAACGTCCTCCGGACGCAGGCGGTTCAACCGCTGGGCCACATCGCAAAGCCTGTCCAGAACTCCAGAAGGCATCCCGCCAACCCGGTCAACATCATCGTCCCCAAAGACTCGCGAGCCATCTTCATTGACCAGTGTCGCCACAACGAGCTTCGCCCGCGTGTTAACAAGACGGCCCTGCTTATCGCGGATAGAAAGCGTCTGCTCCCACGCGTCCCTCTGTGCCCCGGACATCTCCGAAACGACCACATCGCCCCCAAGCTCGGCAACCGTCACTGTCTCACGCTTCAACACAGACTTGGAAAGGATTTCGTCTTTCGTAAGCATTCATCAGCCTCCATTTGAATTTAAATAAAAGGGCCAAGGTCCGGCAGAACCCCGGCCCCACTGTCTCACCACCGAACAGATCAACTGGTCGTAATATCTCCAGAGATCTCAAGGGTCACAGACGCCTTGACAACACCGTCCACAGCCGCAGAGATAGCAACACTCAACACATACGCATTGAATGACCATGTGGTGTTGCCGGTGTCTGCAAAAACCAACTGAAACGCCGTGAGCGTCCCGGCCGCTTTTGCTGTCATCAGGCCCTCATGCTCTGTGTCTCCGGGGATGAAATTGCACTCAAAAGCCAACTGTCCGTTGTCGTGCAGACCCATCCGCTTTTCTTTCGCGGAACTTGACAGGTCGGTCACATCAATGACCTGCGCGCTCCCGCCCGGACCGTTGAAAGAATTGATCTCGGCGATCGCCTTATATGCCAACGGCGAGCCAGACCCGATCTTGAGAACTGTTCCTTGTGCCGGAATTGCATTCGCGCTCATATTCTCCCCCTTGTTTGGTAGTGAGCCCGGTTTTTAATATCTGTTTTCATGCTCCCACTACACAAGACAAGTGCAATTCTTTTTTAATTTAACGCGGTCTTGATACGCCTTCTTGCAAACATAATCACGGCGTCGCCTGCAATCCTCACAGAACCGCCGCGTCCCGTGGTCTTGATGGATCACAGGTCGCTCGACAATCCTCCCGCATTCCTGACAGCGAAACGTCTCCATACAGCGCGACCTCCTTTTCAGCCGATGGATTTCGAGATATAAAATCGGTGTACGCCGCCAAACTGTAAAACACAGGCTTGGGTCTCACCGTTGCACATAAATACTGCATAGCGATCCAGTGCGTGATCTCCACCTCCATCCCTGCAGAAACGCGGTCTCCATAAACGTGGATCTCGTCACACACGCTCAAGAACTCCAACCCCATATTTATGCCATGCGTCCGCTCAGCTGGGTTGTTATCGTCCATAAGGGCCGGAAAAAGTAGGTGGGGTGCATAGGGAGCATTGCCTTGACGAATCTCATCGATGCAATGTTGTTGTGCCTTGCGTAAATTGCCAAAGACATCTCCGGCGTACGGGGAACAGACAAAAACACGCTTCATTCTTAATCCTCCTTAATCAACTCATCTCTCTTGTTAGGCTCTGTCATTTTGACCTCCGGTTCCATTAAAGACCAGCTTCTTTAATTTTCTGGATTGTCTCTCGAAGCATTCTCTTTTCTTCGATGCTTCCAATAACCACATTCCCGCACGGGCCACATAACAACGCCTCAAGAACCTTTGACGGCTTCTCTTTGTTTCTGTCGTCAATACAACAGGCGATATACTCCGCAAGCATGTCTGCCTCCTTTATTCCGGTCTGGATGTCGTTCTCATCCGGCGGAACCAAAAGGTCAATAATGGAACAACCGCCCTCGTCGCAGTCTTGATACTGGCAACGATAATCGTTCAGTGCCTCACGGATTGTTTCTTCCAGTTTGTAGTCGCCAAATCTTCCCTTTCTTTCGGCATAGAGAACGAGCACTTCTTCTGCCATTGCCTCAACCAAATCTGGGTCAACGACCTTGTGTTTGTTCTTATCCGTGCAATACCCTCTTCTTAACGCCCCAAGTAAATCTGATTTAATCATAATAGCTCCTTGTTCTGATATTCGTTCCCAATTACTTGGAAAACGCCTTCTCCAAGCATTTGATATTCAGTTTCTCCGTTGTTTCCGACCCAAGCGCCCAATCTATTGCTGAATTTAACTACTGCGTTCTTGTATTCGTTAAACAGAATGTCTCCCTCATAAATCTCATTTCCATTGCGGTCAAATAGTCCTGTGAACTGCATAATGGCCCAATCTTCTGACGGCAACAAAAAAGAAAGGCGGTCGCATTCTTTTAAAACTGTCTCCCAATCTGCCATTTTCCCTGATTTTTTATGAAACCATCTAAACTTAATCATATCTGTTCACCCCCTTCAGTACTATCGAAGTCCTGTTCTTTTAACGGCCTACCACAAAAGCAACAAAACTTCATGCTTTGTTCACTCGGTATGCCGAAGTTGATGAAGTATTCTTCCCCACACGAGGTTGACCACCATTCGCCTCCGGCCTCTTGGCGTGTCCATAAACAAGAGTCTTTGCGCTTCATTCAATCCTCCTCATATCCGGTTGTCTCTGACAAAAATACGTCATCGATCCCGTCACCCTTATAGCTGTCATTATCGATCGTGACGCGATAGACAGAATACTCCTGCGGATTCTTCTTGTTCACAACCTTGATTTCAATCTTGTCGCCTGAATATGCCGTAATCTTCATTTTTTTCTCCTCCGGTAATTATTCTGCACAAGAACAACCAGGCTGTCTGTGGCAAGCCTTGCGCCAAACTCCTCGCGACTGGTCATGGGCCTGCCAGACTGCAACTCGATGTGACCAATAATCCTGCTAAAAATTGTTTCTCTCAGCTTCAACCGTTTCATTCCTCCTCCTTGATTGTTATTCTGGCCCCGGCCCTAACGGGGTCATGTCCCAACGCCCTCACACGCAGGTCCGGGACCACCGTCCAATTATCATCTTCAATCACACCCGCCTTGACCAACGAGTCCATAAGGCCCTCAATTTTGTTCGACATGTCAGTGCGCCTGCGATCCGGGAATGTAATGGCAACATCAACCGACACACGCTTGAACGGCAACGGCAACCCACGACCAGACACAAGCGCCGCAAACAAAACAACCGCGGTCCGCTCCCAGTCGATGTACTCCTTACTCGCGATCGTAACGACCTTCTTGCCGAACTTCATCCGGCGCAAGCTGTTCTTCTTCGATGGGATCCTGCCTTTTATCTCAAGGACAACATCGCTCATTCCGCGTTCCTTTCTGTTTTGGACCTCGGCATAATGTCCAGCGCGTCGACGCACTCAACCGGCGTTCCGAATACAAAGAATGCTCCGAATGCCATTATGGTAATAAACATAATCCATCAGAGTACAGTGATTATGATTGTCATTTCCAGTCCTTTCATCCGACGATTTCTAGAAGCTTCTTTTTCTGTGCGTCCCTAGCGGCGTCCCAAGCGGCGGCCCAAGCGGCGTCCCAAGCGGCGTCACTAGCGGCGTCCCAAGCGGCGGCCCTAGCGGCGGCACTAGCGGCGGCCCAAGCGGCGTCACTAGCGGCGGCCAGTTCATCATCTGTTGCTTGTCCGTTAGCGTGACGTTCTGCAATGTCTATTGCGTCAATGCTTCGCTTATCTGTCATAAGATGCTTGACTTGTTTTGCACACCAAACAGCGTAAAGCCTCCATGCCTTATGTTGTTCTGGTTCGGCCCTGCAACACCACAGCGCGTCATCAATTCCGTTACTATCAACGATAACCGAATACGGCAATATCTCGTCGTCCGCTTGCGTCTTCCCGAGATGCTTGAGGAGTTTCTCCCATCCGTTTTGACATGGGCCGTGGGCCCTGATCCTATTTAGTGTTGTGGTAATCATACCTTCCTCCATTCTGCTATCTTGTCCATCCTTCACTCCTTCCCCGACTTGGCTGGGGTCCTTGTTAAATTAAAAAACAAACACAGTCGTCCTGATGCCCCATGCGGTGCCCAACGATCTCGTGCTCGCCCATCTTCTTCCACCGCTCACGCAACCGATCGATAGTAAATTGCGTCAGCGGATAGGCCTGCAACCCGCAACGCGGACACAGGCGCTTGCCATCAACGGTCATCGTCCGCTTCGGCCCGCGATAGTCACACACCAAGCATGGTCTCACCCCGTCACCTCCACCCGTTCCGGGTCCGGGATGTCAATGTTCAAATCCTCGGACGCCCACTGCTGGATCTTGGCCACATACTCGCTGAACTCATGTGTCTTAATCACAGACGACGAATCGCTCACCACAACCTCGCGGACGCCGCCGTCCACCGGGACCATGACAACCCGCGACAGGAACATCTGCTTCATGGCCTCATGAACGTCGTTCTCGGCCATCCCGGTGTGGTCTGCGATCATGCCGATCACAACGGACCAGTAGTACCGATTCTGGCGCACGCTCCGGGTCTCCTTGAACGGACGGATCACAACCTCCAGCGCCTTGTCACCAAAACTGCGGATATAATCCCGGACAGCGAACGGATCCTCAAACATCAAACAACCGCACCGCTGAACCGCCTTGAGAATTAAAGACGCCTTGACCGCCATTATTCAGCCTCCACAGGAAGCCCCGCTGACTCCCTCTGCCGGAGAACAGCGTCACGGTACAGTTTCGCCTCCCTGTCCAGCTTTTCCTTGTCCTTGATCACTGCGTTGAACTCCTCGGCCTGCTTCTTGAGAGCCCACGCGATGCGTTCCTTCCTGCCAAGCCGCGCACGAACCTCACGCCCCTTGCTGTCAATGATCATACGGCCCCCCAAATGATTGCCCGTTTTCCGGTTTCCTTGTCCCACTTTGTCCCGAAGTCGGTCACAAGCCCCATGTTCATCAGCTCGTTGACCCGCGGCGTCACCCTGTTGATCTCCCATCCCAACCTTGCCGCGACCTCCCTGTTCGTCATGTGTTCCTGCTTTAACACAGCCAGAACAGCCTCCTGCCGCCTTCCAAGCCCGGTCAGGCCGTGGAACGCATCAACAGATGTCTGTTGGGCCAGATGCCGGCCCTGCGACCGCCTGCGGACCACAAAAGGATCGATGTGTGGAACGAAGCGCACAACACAATCCCACCCGCACCCGAACATCTGGAGCGCAGGCTTGATCGCCTCAAACTCATCATCCGTCAACCCGTGACGCCTCTTGAAGTCCGTTCCTGTCATTCGTCCCACACCACGGCTTCCTGCTCGCTTGTATTCCCGAACGCGGTCGGCCCATATTGCTTCTGCACCACTGGCTCAGGTGCGCTTTCTTTGATGTCGAACCGCTCATACTGCCAAGACAACTTCAAATCGCCATGCCGCGATTTCATCACCCGGAACCCGTTCCAACGCATCAACTGTTGCTTCTTGGCCAAATACGCCCCAAGATCGCACTTGCACGCCATCGCGAACAGATACCCGTCCGGGCTCTCCATTGCCACCATGCCTGTGCGACCACACACCTCACAGCCCTTCGGGGTCTCCATTGCTACAAAAGCCCGCGAAGCCCCAATGATTGTGATCAACTTCAAGTTCCGAACGTCCTCCTCGCATAACTTGTTGATACCAGCAACAACAGCCCGGAACGGAAGCCCGCACTGCTCCAGCTCGCTCACGATCAAAGACTTCTTGTCCTCCGTGATGTGCTTGTCCTGCATCACGAACAGACGCTCGATCTCGCGCGAAAGGTCAGCGCGCTCCAGCGGTGTGTAGTAAACCGTTAATCCGCTCACGATGTTTCCTTTCGTTTTCGATTTTTTGCATCAGCTCTTTTTCTTTCACCTCACGATCAGACATGCGCACCTGCAAGATGATGCTGTTCCAATTCCGGACCATATTCCGAATCGTAAAGTCGGCCCACCCACCCTTTGCCGGGAACCTTGCCCCCTCCTCACACAGCATGGCAAGCGCCTTGGCCTTGGTCTGGCACGCCTCAAGGCCGTAATCACCGATCAGCCTTGCGGACAGAACGAAGTCCTCACGCGAGGCCACGAACGGGGCCCCGGTCTTGGCTTCGTAAACAGCCTTCCAGTCCTCAACAAACCTCTGTTGTGCGTTCAGCTTTTCTGGAGAGATTTTGATCGGTGTTTTGCGTGCCGTCTCCCCCGTAGGGGTTTTCTTTGTTTTTATTTCTTTCCTTTCTTTAACTAATAAGGGTAGTCCCTGTTCAGGGACTACTTCTAGTCCCTGTTTAGGGACTACCCCTAGTCCCTGTTTAGGGACTACCCCTAGTCCCTGTTTAGGGACTACCCC